CGGTGAAAATCTATTATGTTCCAAGGCCAGCTATAATGTCGAGTGATGGGACCACTCCTGATGTGGACAAGCAATATCACGATGCTCTTGTCTATTATGCAGCGTCCAAGATTTCTGAGATGACGAAGAACTTTGACCAGGCGGGATACTTCCAGGCACAGTGGCAAAGGCTGAAACAGCGTGCCATTGAGTTTGGACATAAGAAGTCTGGCGAGCAATCATTTAACGTGGATTACAACGATTTCTAATGTCAAGACCTAAACAGAGACAATCAATAGCGGACTTCAGTGGCGGACTGGTGACATTCCCGTCACCACTTGATATGCGGGAGAACCAGTTTCAGCAATTAGATGAAGTTGATAATATGAAATTGGGTCGTCTTGAAAAAGTCAAGGGCGCAGCAGATGACGCTGCTGTTTATACTAATGATAATTTGAAAGGTCAGGGATTGTTTACTTACAGGACTGAATGGGATAAGGCTGGCACTCCTGTTGAAAATTCTACTAACTGGTTTATCCTGTATCGGAAAAATGGTGATAATGACAGGACATTAAACCGCTACGATGAAGATGATGGTACAAGTGGGAGCTGGGCGGAGATATTTGATGAAACAGTATGGACCAGTAAAACCAATGATCCGAATCTTGATATGGTGGTGCAAAATGAAGTGTTAAGAGTTTCAGACGGGAACTTTGCAAACGCCAATAATGCAAGTCAATGGTATGGATATATCAATAGAGATAGGTTTGGACAGGGTGTAAAACTGGGTGGAATTTCTATGTCATACAATGAACCAGAGCGATTCAAAGCTCCTAGCCCCGCCGTAGCGCTTAATACCTGGCACAGAACATCCACAGAACTTTTACCGCCAGTGGTTATTTCTATGAGAAGTGCGTGGGATCGCAATACTGAAGTAGATGATAGCACAGTTGATGTTGGTTTGTATATCCATTATTCAAGCAGTTCAGATGTATTAGCTGATGATGTTGGTGCAGATACTTTTAGTGATGGCGATCTTTATACGGCAACCTATGTATATGATTATATACAAGAGTCAGCACTTGGTAGAGCTGAAGATGGTACTATTGGTGTTCGTCCCAGAGAGAATATAACTGGTTCTGGCGCATATTGTCCCGGTATTCAAGTTATATGGAATACAGCCACAGTTGATAAAAGAATTACAGGTATGAATATTTATTGGAATCCCAAAGGGGATGTGGACTGGTATCAGATAGTGCATTTGGACGCCAATACTGGATGGGCTGATGATTACAGAGCCAAGAGATTAGGTACTCCACCTGGAACGGCTATGTTTGCGTCAGCATCTTAGGAGAGCAATATGTCAGTAGATACAATACCATCAGATATAGCAGCAAAAGACAGAAACCTGGGTTGCTGGTTAGCTTGCCCTTCTTGGTCATTAGGAGATCCAGCAAGACCGCAGAATTTTGTTCTTAATGGTGGCGATCAGGATGCGTGGCACGATACTGCCAGCAGTCAGTGGGCAAATTATGCTGTGGGTGATGTTGTTTTTGCTACAACAGCCAATACCACTGATAGTGCTAGTATTACTACTGAATTGTCTACAAATGATACTCTTGTATCTGCTGTTGCCAGTAAGTTTTCCACTCTGATTGGTTTAGTGGAAAATGCTATGGATTATAGGGCTAGATATGATACCACCCCAGCAGCCAGATATGCTCACGGCAGTCCTGCGGACGCTAACAAAATGGCTACTTGGTATATACCTAATGATGGAATGAAAGGTTATACCTATCAGTCTTTTACAGGAAGATATGCTGGTCAGGTAATACCACCTATTAGATGGAATTGTTCTGCGGTTATTGCCAATCGGGTGTTTTACGGGAATGTAGATACAGAAGATGAGAATCAGCAGACGGTACGGGAAAGAAGTCGAGTGTATTATACACCAATATATAAGCCGGATGAAATAGATCCACGTCATTTTAAGGATTTTGGGAAGAACGATGGTGATGAAATCATTGGATTGCAATCATTAGACGGGCGGTTATATGTCTTAAAAGAGCGCAATATTTATATATATAATGTATCAGCCGGGAATGAGATGAACTGGTACACGGAAAGACATCATCGTGGTGTGGGATGTGCAAACAAACATCTTGCAGTGCCTACGCGATATGGAGTTGTCTGTGCTGATGAGCGTCAGGTATCACTTGTTACGCCACAGGAAGTGATTGAATTGACTATGCCAATAAGAGCTACCTGGCAGGCATTGACTCTGGATGGCCCATCAATGGCTTATGCTCCAAAGAAGAATGAATTAATAGTGCTTCCTGATGCTGATAGTAATGATGTGAATTTCTGGATTTACAATTTTGATTATCGTAGCTGGTCACAAATGACACTTGACAAGAATATCCAAAAAACGAACCTGGTAATGGGCAGTGATATGAATGGCCTGTATGCTGAGAATACGGGTAAAAAAGTGAAGAAAATGAATGATAGTGGGGCTGATAATACAGAAACCGCTACAATCAAGACCAAGCAATTTGATTTCGGCGCTCCTGACGTAAAGAAGCGATTTGGTAGAATTTATGTTACTTACAAAACAGACGATGAAGCAGCAGACGCATTAACAGTCATTTGTTATCTTGATGGCTCTGGATCAGCAGCCAAGACATTTAGTTCTGAGTTCCCTGCGAAGGCAGCATTAACCAATGTAGGTAACTTTATTAATTTAGTAGGTAAAACGCTAGAGTTGAAGTTTACCTGTGCCGGACAAGATTTTGTTTTGGACGATGTGATCGTGGAATACACAATGATGGGACATACACCATAATGCCTGAAGTCAGTTACAACGATCTAGCACAAGTACGCAATCAGAAACAGAATAAGATTGCTACGATAAAACAGGGTTTATTCCACAGTGGCGAAGGCCAGGATGGAGATATAGGAGTCTGCCTGTATAACGGTAAACATTATTTTGCGGTCAAAAATTTCGGTGAATGGTTGTTTGCTGAAGCAATAAGGGCAGGGAAATTATTTAGTAAAAACACATTTACTGTGAAAGGATAAGATATGCCAGACGAAGGATTTAGTAAATACCAATATGCGAAAGGGAGTGTACCAGGTGGACAGGCTTCTGATGTAACATTACCAACACCGCCACCACCACCACCACCCAGCGATCCTAGTGCGTCTGATTGGTGGAAGCCATATGAAAATGTTCCAGGTTTTCAGGAATGGTTAAAAACTGAAAAGAATCAAACTTTTTTTACATACAAGCAATTATCTGCTGAACAAGGAGAAGCCTTATGGCAGGAATTTACGGCATATACACCCCCTGAAGATGTAACACCCGAAGAAACTGATCCTAATGCACCAGAGCAGGTAGGTGACAAGTGGATGGACTCAGCCGGGAACCTGTGGGCATCTTCCGAGGAAGCGTATGCTTCCAATGTACGGATCAGGCAGGCCGAGGAAGAGCGTGCCGGGCGGGTTGCGGATTTTGAAACACGTTTTGCTGAATATGAAAAACTTATAGAAGAAGGCTCCGCAGAGGAAAAGGCGCTGGCACAGCGGATGTCGTCACGGATGCGTGGTCAGCTTCAGCGCCGGATCGAGGATTCCATCCTTGCTACTGGCGGAGAGGTCCCTGAAGGATTCGAGGAACGTCTTGCGGAAACCAGTACACGGCAACTTCTGGATATTACCAGCAATATAGAGCAAAGACGTATCGCACATCTAACTGGTGCTAAACAATTTGAGATCGGTACTGATATGTCCCTTGAACAGATAGGTTTGCAGGAAGAGGGAATGGAAAAGCAGATGTATCAGTTTTTATCAACACAAGCACAGCGCGAAGCTGAGTTTGAAAGCGGGGTTGGTATGCAACAGGCGGAACTGGCATTGCGAAGAGAACTGGGTATGGGGCAACTGGATTTTGGTAGATCAGAACTGGAACTGAGAAGAGAGTTGGGTATGGCTGAAATAGCAGGTATGCCAGAACAGATGCCTTGGTGGCAGCAAATGTTGGTTGGAGTTGGTCAGGGCGTTGGTACGGGAGCAGGAATAGTGCTTGGTTCTAAAGTGAGTGACAGGCGATTGAAGCAGAATATCGTACCTGTTGGTCAATCACCCAGTGGTATCAACATTTACCAGTTCAATTATTTATGGGATAGCCACAATACTTACCAGGGAGTGATGGCACAAGAAGTGCCATACGCTTCGGTGATGAGTGATGCAGGTTACTACCTGGTGGACTATTCTAAAGTTGATGTAGAGTTTAGGAGCATATAATGGCACGGCAGGATATATCACAAAGTCCTCTTGTCAGGGCAGCAAGAAAAAAACGACAGAAAGCACCAGGGGTTGGTGCGATTGGCATAGGGTTTGCCCAAGGCATCAATCAAGGTATTCAGATGGGTATGTACCGTGCGATGCAACAGCAAAAGGTGGGAGAGACTGAGAATGAGAAGTTGGCGAGCCATTTAACGGTGTTCCAAAGGAGTGTGAACAAAGAATCTGCCCCAGATTTATATGCTGAAATAACTAGAGATATACTCTTTCTTAATACTGGAGGCGATTCCATTACGCCTGATATGAGAGCGACTATGAGTGACAAATACAAGGGTCAGATGACTGGTGCGGTTGTTGCCAAGCCGGAGAAGGTTGAAGCACCTGAAGAAGAATATCACACTTTTGAACTTACAGGCAACAAACCTTTCACATACAATAATATAAGACATCGACCAGGTGATCGTATTTCTGTTAAAGCTATTGAAGGAAAAGTTTCTGCTGAAGCTGGTGGCTTAAAGGGTACTCCATTTCAGTTTCTTGGACCAACATCAACAGTATCAGCAGTCACGCCAGCACCACCAAGGCCACCAACATCGAGAGCGCCTGCTTTATATATTAAGCCTGGTACGAATGAAATAATATCTGTTAGTAGTAGAGGAGCGCAGTATGTCACCGACACAGGTGAATCAATCACAGCAAAGGAATTATCGACTTACACACCATACGAGCGTAAGATAAAACAATATCGTTATGAGAAACTCAATGAGAAGAAGGAAAAAATTGCTTCGCAGTTTGTTTCTATTGAGACTATTCCTACTTCGGAGGGTTTTCGATATGTTGCTAAAACTGCCATTCCAACAGAAGATATTATAGCTGGACAGGATATTACTAAGGAGTGGGTTGATCTAAGTTCGCGATTAAAAAGCCGGATGGAAGATCCTTGGGATATAATGTATAAGCAACCGATGGGTGTTGATGATACTGATAGCGATGACGATCTAGATCGGCAAACCAAAGAGGCCTTTAAGTAACAGGTAAAACATTGAGTGAGCGTTTACGATTATTATATGATTTGTCGGTTAAGTATGAAGTGCCAGGCATATCAACCTATGATAGGTTTTTACAATCCTTAAAAGACAACCCACAAATAACAGAACTTTTATATCGACAATTATCAGGTAAGCATAATGCGTCTATAGGCGCAACATTTGAATCCTTTTTCACTCAAATACAACCTGATATTGATTCATTACCTGATGTTATAGAGAACGTCCCACCTTTTCATAAATCTCCACCGCTGCAAGTACCCGGTGTATTTGATACACAAGTTGCAGAACCATTAACTACTGTAACTAAACCAGGAATTAGCCCTGAAGCTACAGATGTAACGCAACCACCAACGCCTGTAACCCAACAACCTGTTCCAGCGTCTTCCGTTATTTCGGGTACTTATCAGCCACCCCCACAAGTTAGTCCTGCTGCCGGATTACCTATACCAAGAAGTCTTCCAACTAGTATCAAAAAATATAAGCTAGAACAATTTGACCCTGAAATACAGGAGCCTTTAGCTTCTGTATTTGAAGGCTTTGGCGAAACTTATAAAAGATTTCGACATCAGGATGAATTAGGTAAACAATTACAAGAATCATTGTATAAAGGGGACATTGATTGGAAAGAGCATAGAGAACTGTGGGAGCAAAACAAATATAGTTATGATGAAATAGCAGAACCATTAATGACAGCATTGGCTCCTGTGGAAACCAAAGGTGTAGTAGAAACTGCTATTACAGCACCAGTTAATATAACTAAAGAATTAGCTACGTTGGCGGTGATAGGACCACATATTACAGCCAGCATTATGGATGATGTGGCTACTGGAAATTATACCAGGACAGCAAAAGGAATAGCTGATTTTTATACTGAAGTGTATTCTAATTGGATTACTGCGGTCAATCCTGATTTTGGTACACGACAAGTAAGAAAACAGAAATCAGAAGCGTGGCGTAAGATTGCTAATCAACCACTCTTTCACGTTCTTGGATTGGCTTTACCAGTAGGTCTATGGCAAAGAGGTGCGATTAAGACTGAAGCACCACCACCACCCAATGTAATGGGTGTAAAAGTAATGCCCCGCAACCTAGAAAAATTTGTTGCTGAAACAAAAGCCAAAGAAATAGTTGATTTTATTGAAGGGCATCCTGATACCGCAACAAAAATTATTACAAAAACCCGTGAGCAAATCAAAGAAGGCAATCTACCAGAGATAGAAGTATTTACGATTATGCCTAAAGACCCTAGGGAAGCAGCAAAGCCAAGTAATCAAAAAGCGCATTTTGATGCAGTTACACAATTACCCAGTAATCTAAAAGACGTAAAAACCCCAGGTGCTGAAAGAATGGAGATTCAAATGGATCTCGCTGATATCGAAGCATCTTCAATGAAAAAAACATCATTTCAAAAAGTTAAAGAGAAAATGGTAACTATGACCGTTGATGTAGCGGGTAATGTAAAAAAACAATTACTTGATAATGCTGGGGATATTGGTAAGCGTGCTGTGATATATAAAGACACGATGGCTGGTACTTCCGCAAGGGCAGCACATTTATATAAAGGATATAGTGATCGTATATATGGTGGATTAAAAAAGACGGAACAAAAAATGCTTGATAGAATAATTCGTGCTAGACGTGTTATAGCTATTGAAGGTTACAAACCTGAGTATAATCCTGGTGCGGGTGTTATTCGTGGTGACGCAGCACGCTATCTTGATTATGTGCCTAAAAACATTCACGACAAACTTGATATACGAGCTGAAACTTATTTTGAAATAATGCGATCAGAACTTGGGAGATTAGTGAAAGAAGAAGTCATTACTCCCCAGTCTTATGAACAGTTATTAAAATATGAATACGAACCTACTGTATGGCTTGATAAAATCAATCCTGAAATAACCTATAAAATTGGTGGTGAGACTGTATCGCTTCGTGAAAGTGGTATTAAGAATCTAAAGGAAGGTATGGAGTCCTTACCTACAATGGATTCACAATTATTGTTAGGCCGAGTAGTCGCAATTACAGATGCGAGAATTTCAAGGAATAAAGCAAATCGAGCATTATATGATGTGGCGAATAAAGTACCAGATAACGGTATTGTTCTCAAAGGTGAACCGATATTTCAAGGAAGTCCCACATATAAGCCACCACCACCAGGATATACAAATATGCCAGTTCGCATAGGTGGTGAAGTCAAAGAATTTTATATGCGAAATGATATGGCAAGAGAATGGATTGCTCAAGGCGGACGCCCACAAACTGAGAATGCGAATATTGCTGGTTGGTTTCTTGGCGCCAATATTTTACGTCCTATGGCTACTGGATATAATCCTGAATTTGCTTTAACAAATCTACCAAGAGACATAGCCCACATATTCTTAACGACCAAAGAATACAGTTCTTTTGCACCCAAATTTCTTGGCGAGATAGGCAAAGATTTAGGTGCGGTAGCAATAGACGCATTTAAGCGTAAAGGACGATATGCGGATTATATTTTAGAAGGTGGTGGTATGAATTTTATGACACACCAAGGACGATCATTTGCATTTACGGGTCCACTGGAATCATTGGGTAAGGCATTGGGTTATTTTGGCGAGTCAGCAGAGCTTTGGACACGGCTTGCATTGCGTGAACGTGCATTGAAAAATGGGAAATCAAATATAGAATCAACCTGGATCGCAAGAAATTATTTGGACTTTAGCCAAGGTGGATCAATGATTAAAGCTGTGGATGTGGGTGTTCCATATTTGAATGCAGCAACGCAAGGAACGCGAGGTATTGTCAGGGCAGCTAAAAATGACCCAGGATTATTTTCGTGGAAAGTATCACAGGTTGGTGCTTTAAGCACTGGTCTTTATCTGGCAAATCGACACGTTAATGAAGAAGCCTATAATTCAATTTCCACAAGAGATAAAGTTGCAAATTGGATTATTACAACACCAATGTATGAGATAGATGATGAGGGTAATAAACGATATTATTATCTAAGAATCCCGAAAGATCAGGGACAACGTGTGTTCGCTACTGGGTTTGAATCATTAATGGCAAGGTATCTTGACAAAGAACAACCACCTGAAGAATTATATGAGATGATGAGTATGGCAGCAAGAGATTTTTCACCCGTAGATATTAAATCCTTACCACCAACTGTAGATGCGATTTTCGGCTATATGTTAAATAAAGATTTTTGGAGAGAAGAAGATATTTGGAAAGGACCTGATTTAGCTAAAGGAGATAGAGGTTTAGAATTTACGCCTGATACACATCCGTTTTTTGTAGATATAGGAGAAAAAATGCCTATTATCAGCCCAATGCGTTTACAATATTCTTTACAGCAATATGCGACTTATGGCAATATTTATACTGATGTAGCAGGTGCAGGATATAAGATGTTATTTGATGAATTACCAGAAGATGAACAAGATAAAACTATGAAGATGCTAGTAGCAGATGCTCCATTTGGACGCAAATATTGGAAACGCACACCTCGTCCATCTGTATATAGAGAAGTTGAAAAAATAAGAAAAGATACCAATGCAATTAATCTACAACAAAACAGAGGGCTTACAGAAATTGTGACGCAACATTTTAATGGTATGGCAACCCGATCAGCCGTTAATGATTATATTAGACAATTTGATAGGCCCACCCAGGGCCGTTTGAGAGACAGATTTAAGCGAGAAGAAAAATTTAAGGATATACCCAATAGACGATTTTGGGTAAGTCTTACAACCCCTGGTTTGACTCCTGAAGCAGCAGCGCAGGTGTATTATGCTGAATGGGTAAAACTTGATGACGTGCAAAAGCAGGAATATGAGCAAGTTAGATTGCGAATACTACATAGTAAACGGTTTAATCGTCATTTCAATGACTTGAAACTTGCGCGACAGCCTTAATCTCCCCCTCTCTCATTGGACATATACGCACATTAGTGCGTAAACTTCGCATATTAAAAAACGTGCAGTCACGGTAGTCACGCCTTAGTGCGACTCAAAATTAGGAGAAAAGAT